CTTCATGCATACCAACATAGAACATATTTCGGCATTTATCGTGCCAGATATATAAAAAATATTGCATTGTAATCTCCCAAGATATATAATGTATATAGTAAAAGCAAACTTTCAAGTTCGCATTTACCAGGTTTGCTGGTAGGTTTCCCTCGTAACAGAATAAGCCTACTACTATGTTCAACTACAGGAGAAAAAATGAAGAAACTCTTAATTGCAACTTTGGCTACCGTAGCATTTGCCGCATCAGCCGCTAATTTTGTTCAAGTAGAACAAGAAAACGTTGTTGGTCGCAAAGGTCAAGGCGATTCGTCTGTGACTTACCTACGTGCAGGCAAAGACGTTGGCGATTATTCTTTGGGACTACAAAGTCGCACCGCTCGCTTTGATGCAGGCGGAATGGCATCCAGTCTAGAAGGTACAATTGCTAACAGCAAGGTTTCCGTTCTAGGTATCACACCTTTCGTTGGAATCGGACACGATTTCGGTGGAGCAGGTACTCAGACCGGTTTTAATTATGGGCTTGTTGGTGCAACTACTGGCGCCAAGATTGGTGCAGGCTATGCATACGCTGGTGTAAAAACCCGTGTATTGCGTCAGAATGATGCCGATCCAAAGCAGACAGTTGGATTCGCTGGTTACAGCTATCCAGTTGCCACAAACGTTGCCGTGAATCTTGGTGTAAGCCGTTCCGGTGGTGACATTAAAGAGCGTGGAGTTTCCGCAGGTCTATCCTTCGGATTCTGATGCAATAGGCTCGGCGGAGCCTATTTAATCCGCCGCACTTCAACTTAAAAGAGAAAAGATATGCGAAGTAAACCCATACTTCTTACAATCCTTTTTTCGGCAGTAATTGTTGGATTTAGCATGGTTAATTTCAATATTGACGCATTGCTACCATTCAAAACAAGTTACGATTCTCTCCCACATAATGTTCAAAAGCAAGTCACATGTCTTGCCGAGAATATCTATTTTGAAGCCGCAAAAGAGCCAGTGGTTGGCCAGCAAGCGGTAGCATTTGTTACACTAAATCGAGTGAGAACAGGTAACTATGCCGATTCTATTTGTGAAGTTGTTTATCAGAAAACCAAAGGTACTTGCCAGTTCTCCTGGTATTGTGACAAGAAGTTTACCGATAGGCGCTTGACAATTAAGGATACACAGTTATATAATGAAATACGTGATTTAGCAACACACATTGTTGTGAACCACGACAAACTAAAGGATGTAACCGATGGAGCAACCTATTACCACGCAGACTACGTTAACCCACGTTGGAAACTGGAAAAAGTTGACCAAATTGGTAGACACATTTTTTACAAAAGAAAAGGTGATGAAATTGACAGAAACAAAAACTTCTTCTAACATTGCAACGACTGCGATTGTTTGTATTATGATTCTTGCATTGTCTGGTGTAGTTGCAGTATCAATGAACTACATTAATGATAGAAGCAACATGGCTAAGAATATCGAAGCCGCTATTGGAAAAGGTGTTGATCCACTTTCTGTGAAGTGTGCATATGAAACCAATCCAACATCAACATGTATTGCATATGCGTTGGGTAAAAAGTAATGCCAACTAAAGAAGAACAGAGAAAATTCTCCGAGATAATTGAAAACCTTGTCAAAGAGAAACGCATCGAATATATGGATGCAGTGATTCTTCATTGTGAGCAAATTGGCTTTGAGGTGGAATTGGCGGCATCGTTGCTGACTCCACCAATCAAAGCTAAAATCTCCGAAGAAGCACAAGCAATGAATCTCATCAAGAAAGTGAATAAATTGCCATTATGAATGAAGCCGGTGGTTTTGAAGCCTTTGCAATGTACCAAGCACTTAAGTTACATTTCAGCGGCAACTATGATTATGTGAAATACAACGGCAAGACTAACGCAAACAAAGACCAGTTTATGATACGTAAGGACAAATATAGTTTCTATAAATTGTCCAGAAAATATAAACGTGAAGAACTTTTTGGTTTCTATGTAGCAAACCTTCTGAAGAATCCAAAAGTTTGGGTTGGTGAGTTAGCCACTGATGATGCAAATTCAGAGTATCTTTTGTGGTTACGTGTGCAACAGTCTTTGTCATACATCTTTGAACAGGATCTCAATCACCTGTTTGATAAGGTAGATAAGCCTGATGACTTGTTGAAAGTGGTTGACGGGCAGTACCCATTACTATATAATGAATATCTACAAGATTCTGTGTATTTGGAAACGGTTGTTATACTTGATGATATATTGAATTTCTTGCCTATGTGGTCTAAGAAAGTGGAAGACGATATTGTGTTCCCTGATTTTGTAAAGAAGTGTAGCAAATATAAACCGTTTTTGAATTACGACAAAGCTAAATTCAAAACTCTATTGAAAGACAAAATATGTCAAAGCGCATAAAGAAAATTTACGTGGACATGGATGGTGTCATTGCCGATTTCGAAAGAAAGTGGATCGATTTATTTGGGCTTGATCCAGAAATGACACACAAGCACAAGAAAAAAGGTAAAGAGAATTTCAAACAATTTGTAGATGACCGTGAGTTTGCTGTGCTTGAGCCTATGCCTGATATGCATACATTGGTGGATTATCTCAACGATAAGCTACACAACGTTCCTAAAGAAATTCTTTCTTCTACCGCACGTGAAGAATACTATGAAACCATTGCCCAACAAAAGAAAGTTTGGTTAGATAAGTACAACATTGATTGGAAAGAAAACTTTGTACCTGGTAAGAAACACAAGTACAAGTATGCTGAAGAAGGTTTCGTTTTGATTGACGATGATAAACAAAACATCGAAGATTGGAACAAAGCAGGTGGTATTGGTATACTTCACCGTGATGCATTAACTACTATTGCATTGTTGAAGTTATACAATTAAAATACCTATATACTCCATATTATGAACAATGTGGACACAACTTTTATACACCGACTATACACCGAAAGGAAATACAATGTCATTCGCAAATCTCAAAAAACAATCTGGCAATCTGGACAAACTAGCAAAAGCTATTGAACAACTTAATTCGTCCGAAAACTCCAACGACAAAGACAATTTCTGGAAACCTGAAGTAGACAAAGCAGGTAACGGCTACGCTGTTATTCGTTTCTTGCCTGCACCTGAGGTTGATGGAGATGAAGGCTTGCCTTGGGTTAAAGTATTCGACCACGGATTCCAAGGTCCCGGTGGCTGGTACATTGAGAACTCATTGACCACTCTTGGTCAGAAAGATCCAGTTTCTGAATACAACTCTCAGTTGTGGAACTCTGGCATCGAAGCAAACAAGGAAGTTGCACGTAAACAAAAGCGCCGCCTTTCTTACATCACCAACATTTACGTTGTAGAAGATCCAAAGAACCCAGACAATGAAGGCAAAGTCTTCCTGTTCAAATTTGGTAAGAAGATTTTCGATAAGATCAACGAAGCAATGAACCCACAGTTCGAAGATGAAAAAGCATTGAACCCATTTGATATGTGGGCTGGTGCAAACTTCAAATTGAAGATTCGTAATGTTGAGGGCTATCGTAACTATGACAAGTCTGAATTCGAATCACCTACTACCCTTGGTGACTTTGAAGATGACAAACTTGAAAGCATTTGGAAGAAAGAATACTCTTTGAAAGAGTTCTTGGATCCTTCTAAGTTCAAGTCTTATGATGAATTGAAGGCTCGTCTTGATAAAGTGTTGGGTGTTGATGGTTCCGCACCAAAGCCACGTACCACTGTTGAGCAAGCTAAGGCCGCTCCACGTAAGCCTGAACCAGTTGACACTGGTGTGTCTGAAGATGATGACGATCTCGCATACTTCAGCAAACTAGCTGACGAATAAAACAGTCTGTCCAGGCCGTTTCGACCCCGCCTAGTGCGGGGTTTTTTATTAGTACGCCTTTGCTTTTCTTCTCTGTGTTCTGAATATGATGGCTGCCATTGGTTCTTCATCTCTTTGTGTAGCAGTGGCAGGTAATGGACTATCTTTTTTTGTATTCGAATTATTATTCTGTTGCACAACTAATCCACCAACATCACCCATAGGTGAAGTGTACATCTCCAAATCACGATTCATATCAGTAAGTTCTACGACTGGCGGAGGCGGCGGTGGAACAGGAGCAGCCTTGATACCCATTGGGCGAACACCAAATGCTGCACCTTGAGGCAAATCCAGACGCCTTGGATCTGTAGCCGCATAGTCTGCACGATCACTAGCCGTAGCAGGTTCGACACCTTGTGGTAATGATTTAGCAGCCAGTTTTAATTTTGGTGTTCCATCCTCATTATATCTATCACCATATGTTTGATCCCAGAATTCTGCGGCAGCCGTTTTATTTTTTCTGGAATTTTTTACATATTCATCCTTTGACATGACAGGTCTTAATTCAGTCTGTGTGTCTGGTTTGAAATCAGCAATCGTTTGATAGTATTTTCTTTCACCTTCACTCAAATCTGGAATGGTATCTAAAACCGTTTGTGCTTGTTCTGGAGTAACCTTGTCCATTCCAGCAATTTGCATTAATTTTTCACGACCACCAAATTTTTTTATTTGTTTTTCGTCATTGGTTTCTAATACGTTTCTCGCTTCTTCTTGGGTCAGTTTAGAATAATCTGGAACTAATGCAACAAGGTCTTTAAAGAATGATGCCAATAATAAAATTGATCCTATCATTGCTAAAGGACCTAACAATAATCCGAATATAGGAGATGTTAAGAATTTTGATAGTTGAAACATTAGTTTACTGTCTTTGATGAAGTCAATTGTGTTCATCACTTTATTGACAATACCTTCAACCATACCTTTCATCTTTTCTTCAAATGCTTTAAACATTTCAAGAATATTATTCAGAAAACCACCTTCTTTTTTCTCACCTGCCACAGGTGTAGCAGTTCCTCCTGTCACTTTTTTGAGTGCTTCGATTAATTCTTCATGTCTTTTTTGTTCCTCACCTGCTCGTTCTTCAGCAAAACTCTTTTGAACCTCACGGTAACGTTTCTCTTGTTCAAAGTTTCGTTTCATTAAATCCAGAATTTCTTCCGTGTCCATACCAGGCATAGGTGGAATGGCAGTGGCAGTGGAAGTTGAACGAACTATTGGTGTCGTTACACTTCTTCTTGTTCTATCCTTATATTTTTTGG